AAACAAAAACAAGAAACGAATATCTTCTTCTGAATCGGTTAATGTATTTAAGTCCAAATTCTCAGAAAAAACCCAAGCAGCTCTTAGACTGCTAAGATTTCTTGACTTAAACTCATTACCAATTTCTTTTTTAATATCGTTTCTATGTCCAACTTCACGTATTATATTTTTAAGTTTTTCTTTTAATTGAATTTCCTTGTCTTTTATCAAACCCATCGACTCCTTCAAAATCAATATGTATTATATTATACTAATAATTATATCGCTAAGTCAATAGGTTTATTCATTATTTCCTTAATATTTTTAATATATTTATATTTTCTTTCCCCAATGGGTAGTTCATCAGGACTTATTTGATTAATACATAATTTCCTATTTGCATTAGATTCTACATTGTATTTCTCTAATTTATTTAATGCTATTTGAGCATTTTCTTTTGTAGTATAAAATCTAGTTCCAATTAGTCCAGTATATGTAGTATATAACCACATATTTTCTTTTTCATCCAGTAATTGAAACGAAAAAGATGATAAAAAATTCCCTGTTTCTGCATCTTTAATTACATACATCTAACAACACTCCTTTTTAAAAAAGTTAGAACATATGTTCGGCACATAATAAATTATAATTCAATATTTTTATTATGACAAGTCTTATTTTGAAATTATGCTATTATTAACCCATAATCCCATCTGAATTGCAATCGCATTATTAATTTTACTCATAATATTTTCATTTAATTTACCCATATATTTTATAAGTCTAGATTTGTCTATAGTCCTAATTTGGTGAACCTCCCACGACTGAAGTCGTAGGCTTCTTCCTGCTTCTTCGTCCTCGTAACCTACTAACTCCACAGGCGTAACTTCGGATAGTTCCTACCCTAGTTATATTAATTTATATAGTCATACTTAATTCTCTTAATCCTCGATGTAATATATTTTTAGCAGCATTTTCATCCCTTTGATGAATAGTACCACAATTTTCACATACCCATTCTCTTATTGATAATAATTTTACTTCTTTGTTTATATAACCACATTTTGAACAAGTCTGTGATGATGCAAACCATCTATTAATTTTATGATATATCCTACCATACCATTGTGCTTTGTATTCTAATTGTCTGCAAAATTCACCCCACGCTACATCTGATATTCTCTTAGCAAGATGTGGATTTTTTATCATATTCTTTACAGCTAAATCTTCGCTGATTATCACTTGGCTTTCGTTAATAATCTTTGAAGATAATTTATGCTGAAAATCCTTTCTAATGTTGCTTATTTTCTCATGTAACCTTGCTATTTTAATTCTTTGCTTATTCCAGTTTTTACTCCCTTTTTTCTTTTTAGCGATTTGTCTTTGTAGTTTTGCTAATTTGTTTTCATATTTTGATATTGCTTTAGGGTCTTCTATATGGTTATCATGATTATCTATTAGAAATTCTTTTAATCCTAAATCAAAAGCATATACATTGTTATTCTTTGGTAATTGTTCTATTTCAGTATCAACTAATATAGATACAAAATATTTTCCACTAGGTACTTGACTTATAGTAGCTGATTTAATTTTACCATTAAATTTTCTGTGCAACTTACATTTTACCCATTTAAGTTTAGGTAGTTTTATTTTATTATTATCAAAGTCTACTTCTATATTGTTGTTAGTAAAATTAGTTGTATAACTATATTTATGTGATTTTTTGCTTTTAAACTTAGGAAATCCAGAATGTTCTTTAAAAAACTTCTGAAAAGCATTATCCAAATCATAAATAGTATTAGTTAAGGCAAATTTATCTACTTCTTTAAGCCATACAAATTCGTTTTTTAGTTCTTTATTACAATGATTATTACAATCTATCTTAGATATATGTTTTTGTTCTGTTTTATATAATTCTATCTTTTTAGTAAGATAATAATTATATACAAACCTAACACAACCAAATGTCTTAGATAGTTGTATTTTTTGTTCTTCGTTAGGATATAAACGGTATTTGTATGCCTTTAACATAGATAAACTCACCTACCTTTCTTTTGAGAATTAATATAGTTTCTTCAGTATTTTCACTAACAGTTGCTACGAAATAAGACGGATTCCATAAATGCCCGCCCCAAAGTTGTTTCTTTAATTCTGGGTATTGTTTAAGCAATAACCTTGCACTTACACCTTTTAATGCCTTAATAATATCTGGTATATAGTGTTGTGGATTACATTCTATAAATCATATAATCGCAACATCTTTTAGTCCAACCTGAATTGCGATAGCTTCGTTAATTTGATTCATAATACTTTCGCTTATTCTACCAATATGCCTTATTAGTCTGCTTTTATCTATTGTTCTAATTTGCTCTACTAAAGTAATACTTCTACTTGGTAAACAAGGTTCATTCAATATAACGTGAGTAGGCAAATTGTTTTTTATACGACTTGTTAAAGGTACAATTGTAACAGTTGGAGAAAATTTATTACCTATATTGTTTTGTACTACCACTACTGGTCTTATCTCTCCTTGTTCACTACCAATTATACCTATCCTTAAATCTGCTATCCAAATATCTCCACGTCTAATTGTTGTATTCGCTGTTGCTGTCATTACACACACCCCCTTGCTTTATATTTACATCATATCGCCCCCCTTTTATGTTTCATTATTATATTGCTATTTTTATGCATTATTGTTTTGGCTATAAATATTATAGCATACTATGTCTTTTTTGTCAACATATTTTTTATACTAATATTATATAAATTATCGTTTTTATCTAAAGTTTTACAATTACAGATTCCTGTTATATTTTACTGGATTTCTTAATTTATAGTCTACATCTTGCCAATATTTGCTGTTATACGGTTCACCAGTTAGCCAAGTGAATATTGCTGTTATTTCATCTAAAGCAGTATATTGTACATAAGCTGTTTTGTTGTTGTGTACATATTGTATAGATTTAGGTTTAACCTTACATTGTTCTGCTAATATATTGTTTACTGATTGAATCAATATATAATTACCATATAGTCTTAACCTAAGCCTATAGTATTTCTCTTTATTTTTGCTAAAATTATTGTATGTTGTGCAATAATCTAAATAAGAATGTATTTCAAAATATGCTCTCATAAAATCTTTATAATCATCGAGCATAGGAATATCTCTTTGTTCTGAATTTCTTTCTGTCCATCCTGGCAAATCATCTGGAGTAATAGACGATGTTTTCAAAACATATTGCACCTTTCCACTTGTGCCAAGTTGCTCATATATACTGTTATTGCAATATTTTTGTATTTGCTCAAGAAAATATTTGTCTTGATGCCTAAATACAAATCTGTTATCTTGAAAACTGCCTATATTCCAAATGATACCCAATGCATAGTTATCCATAGATTATATTGTACCATAATTCTCTTGAATTTTCTCTACTAATTTATTTACGTATCTCATATAATATTCTGTTATGCTCTATAGCTTCTTCTTTTCTACCTAGCATTTCAGCTACACCAACTGAAACACCTTGCATTTTATTAGACATTCTGTTATTGAAATCGTCTTCAATCCATTTTAGCAAATCAATATTTTTATTCTTTATTTCTTGTACTGCATCATCTATTCTGGATATAGAACATATTGGATATACATATTCATTTATTTGAACATAGGCTTTATCATAATCTTGAGTCTTGTTTTTTATCGCATAAAACTTATATCCATCTACTTCTTTCAGAAACGTCATTCGTTTACGCTGTATTCCATCACTATGAACGCATTTACCTAATATGTTATTTTTATTCTGCTCTTTTTTCTCTTTGCTTTTTTGTTTCTGTTCTGTTATATAATAATTATAATCAATAGCATTGTTTATATCTTCTGGTTTAACTTTTACTCCACACACTAAACCAACAATATTATTTTCTTTATCATATATTACAAGCGGAGCATACTTTGAGGCCTTTGTATCATAATATAATTTACACTTTAATGATGTAAAGAAATTATAATATTCTTCTCTAATTGCAATTTCATTACTGTTAATTACTATATTATATTTTTCACCACTTGAAGAAACAAAATTTATATTAATAGACTTAGGAATGTATTCTTCAACATCCATGTCAGGCTCTCTTTTTATTATATCATTCAATATATTAACCACGCTTTTTGCCAATTGTTCATTTGTTTCAAAAGTATCAATAAATTCATTCTGCTTTTTAGTTAACAATGAACGTTTAATTATAAAGTGTGCATTTGAAACATATTCGCTGTTATGCACCTTTTTATCTTTGAAAAAATTTTTAAAATTGTATCCTGCCATTGTTATTCCTCCAATCCTAGTTTCTCAATTTGTTTTTTGTAGTACCATTTGCCACCCTTATACCCTTCTTTTAGGTATTCGGCTCTATGTGTTCTGTATATGAGCAAAAATCCTTTAATTTGTTCTTCCTGCTCTTGTGTTATTTCTTCTGGACTCTTACCATATACCATACTGTATATTTCATGTGCTTTTTGCGTGTCTATTGATAGCGAATATGGTATATGCTTTTTGCTTTTTCTTTTACCATTCGGATGAAAATTTGCATTATAATAATCCTGGTATGAGTGATTAGATAATATATTATATATATCTATTTTAGCTTTTAATAGTGCTTGTTCTGTGAACATTATATCAACTCCATTTTATATTTTTATTCAGGGAAGTTTTTTAGGCTTCCCCTGCTACCAATCCATTCCTTCGGCATCCTGCACTGCCGAAACCAAACCATCAAACAATTCGGATTCGCCTAATAATTGATAAAGACTAACTACTACTGAATATGGTACATCATATTCGTCTGCTAAATCTTGTAAGTATTCTTTTAAGCTGTTATAGCCGTTTTCCCTTAATGCTTCCATTGTTTCAGGTTTTAACATTGTTATCAACTCCTTTTGATTTTATGAATATATTGTAACAAAAATATGTCGTTATTTATTGTTTTATTTAATTTTAATCCTATATCTTTTGTCTATCCCATATATAACTTCTTTAACTGTATAATTTTCTAGTATTAAAGCCAAATCTTTATACATTCTGGGAGATACTTCAATTTCTGCTCCATTTATTATTTGATTGTACACTTGCTCTAATTTTTGCTGGTATTCCTGTTCAATAATATCACTGAATGTTAATTTATATCCTCTCATACTCTCTGTGCTATCTGCATAACTTTTTGCAAAATTAATTAACGCATTTACATTTTTTGTTGACACTGTTTGCCTTGACATTTATATATCTCCTTTCTATTTACCATAAAATAATAATTTTATTGCTTAAAAATATGGTTTTTTACTAAATTCCTTCAACAAATCTTTTTCGCTAATTTCATGAGTTAACAACTTAACCATATCATCATCGGCTTCTTTTTTGTTGTCATATTCATTTAAAACCTTGCAAATCATATATTTACCCGTTGTTGTGCTGTGCATTATATAACATTTTTTTAACCCTTTGCTTATTATCTCCATATTAAAATCCTCCTTATAACTTGAATGAAAAATTGTTTTATTTTAACTACATTTCCTTTCAATAAACCAATCTATAGGCTTATTACATAGTTCAATATTACTCGGCTTACTATTAAGATGTTTAATACTACCATCAAACATTGAATTACAATCTAAATCCAAATCATTGTAATTCTGTTCACATTCTAACCTTATAAATATAGCAAACATATCGCCAGTACATTTTTTCCATATTTCTACTCTACTTTCAGGATACATTATAAGATATTCCTTTAAGTTTTGCCATTGTTTCTTTTCACAATCTATCGAACATTTAATTCCACCAATTTGCAACCAATGAACCATTTCACACCTCCAAATTTATTTTATTTGTTTAATCCATGCTTTGGGAATCCATTGTTTTTTAGTATACAATTTATAGTAACAATTACCATGATATTCTCGTATGTCAAGAATTTCATACCATACATCTCCTACCAATGCTAATTTGCCAATTTCATTTTTATTAATCATAGTTACATCCTTTCTAAATAAAATTAATTGTTTTATATTGTTTTAACACAATCAGGATGACAACCCTCATATAACCCAAATTTCGTTTTTACATCTACACGTTCAAAATCTTCGTTTACATCTCCTGCCCTGTATCCTATTATAACACCATCAATCCATTCATTTTCTTTTGTTTTGCTGTTATAAACCAATAATTTACATTTCATTTTTTAAACTCCTTTCAATCAAATTGTTATTTTAAACAAAAACCCAATAATATGGAGCATCAAACTTATTTAAAAACTCTTTTGATACTTCTCCTGCATAATTTTCAGTATCACACCATACTATTTTATATTTATCTTTTGTTTCATCAATTATTCTTGCTTCTCTGTAATAATCTCCCTTTCCATTTGGATATACTAATATTTTTTTACCTATCATTTTTATATACCTCCTGCAATTCCCAAATTTTAAACTCTAATTCTTGAAATTTATTTGCACAAATATCAATTGTACTGTTTGAATAATCTAAACTGCTATAAACTTCTTGAGATAGTAATTTACATGTATTTACTATCTGCTCTAAAATATCTAAAATAGATTTATCGTTCATTTCGTAATCCCCCTCCTATAAAGGATTATTTTATGAAAAACTTATCTGTTCGTTTACAATATAATCTTTTGTCTGTTATACCTTTGCCGATAAATTTATTGTTTTGCTGATATTCTGACTTTTCACTAATATACATACTAGCTGAATATTTAAAATTTGTTGCAGCTTTAGAATGGTTTTTCCCTCCTAAATAACACATTACTGCTTCTTTCAAAGAATCATATCCATAATTATATTCATTATTTGTCTTATTTCTAAATCTCCATCCATAATCTTCATCCTTCCAAAACATAACTTCTTCATTTTCCCACATTCCTGACTTTGAGTTTTTTGTTAAAATAATTTCAGATGTTATTTCTTTATAATTCATTATTACACCATCCTTCCTGTTATTTTGAATAAAAGGATTATTTTATATCAAATCAAGACTACTTTCATAAAAGGCTATTTCCTTGTCTAAAAATGCCCAATAACATATAACAAGCGTTTTCCCAGGAATTAGTTCTGTGTCTGTTATAATTTTTTTTACTATCCCTACATGTCCTTGAAAATCATCTACAGGATAATTTACTTCAACTCTATCGCCTATTTTAAAACCCATATTATAACCTCCTTATATTATAAATATCAATGTTTTTTTTTTTTATTTCTGTTATATTATTATTTTCTTTCCCAAATGCTTTCCTAAATTCTTCAATTATATCAGGTATCATCACTTTTGGTATTATGTAGAAAATTTCTGCTAGAAAAATTATTAATATTATCGTCCTTACAATTATATCCAAGTATTTCATCTTTATTACCTCCTGTTATAGTTTCTTCCGGTTTTGGAATTTTACATCCACATTTACAACATATCCAATATTCGCTGAACGTATCAACGGCTTTATTGTGTTTTTATCTGGTGACCCACCGGAGACTCGAACTCCGGACACCTTGATTAAAAGTCAAGTGCTCTACCGCCTGAGCTAGTGGGTCATATTTGGCTGGGATGGTAGGACTCGAACCTACGAATGCTAGAGTCAAAGTCTAGTGCCTTACCCGCTTGGCTACATCCCACCATTAAAAAAGTAGTTATTTTATTTTTATACTCTACCCAAAAAACAATATCCTGCTTTATAACAAAATTCATATGCTTTTTGTCTTGCGTTTAAAAAATCTGTACTTTTTACTTCTAATATAAATATTTTGCCATCACTATTATTTATCTTAAACTTAAATATTTCCATTCTATTAACCTCCTATATTAATCATTCCAATACTTATCAGCACATTTATTACAATATTGTTTACCGTTTATAATGTTTACATTAGGCTGTTTTTTACCTTTTAGCCTGGAATATTTATCACCTAAATATTTTCCACATTCGCAACATTGATATTGTGTATTTGGAAAACTACTTACTGATGAACCAATCATATTAATTATAACCTCCTTTTATATTAATATTCTTCATTTCCAACATCCATACCTAAATAATACATATCCCTTTTGCCATACCAAAAATGTTCTGATAAATCCTCTAACTTTTTTCTGCCTGCTTTTAGTGCTTCAAAATCATTTTTTATATCATCATTTGTATAATTCATATAACGATTAGTTGAAATAGTCAACCTAAATTCTCTTCTGCTTTGTATAAGCCCGTTTTTGCTTGTATTTTTTGCAATAGGATATGCTCCAATTGTTAAGCCATAAACATTTGGATATTCTGCTGTATTATGTTCACTCCAATCTTCCAGTTGAATTTTTGTTCCGTTCGGCATTATTGCACGCTCTAATATTTTCATTGTTACAACCTCCTTTTATATTAACATTTACAAACTATTTGCATATTTCCAATTACACCATTTCTTTTATCATTTGTTAAATAAAAAGTTTCTTTTTTATATTCATATTTACATGGTTTAATACTATTAATCAAGTCAATTATGTCATCCCATTTCTTACCACTTCGCCTTACTGTAAATTCTGCTGGATGATAACCATCGCTAAAATATCCAACAAAATCAATATCATTATCAATAAATAAGTTAGCAATTTTACAAACAATGCTTGTCGTTATATCGCCATATACCTTGAATTTTAAACAACGTTCTGTTATATAATTATTCATAAATTTAAACCTCCTTATATTGATATAAAATTATGTTCTCGTTATTCTTACGTTCTTCTCAATCTCTTTTGCTTGTTTAATAAATATCTTCTGTTTTGATTCAGGCAACATATCAAACATATCCCAAAACATTTCCATAAGATACATATCTCCAATACGCTCTGCAATTTCTTCTAGTTCTTTACGATTCTTTTGTTTGTTTGTCATGCTGTTATACTCCTTTCTGTTATACTTTCTTTTTTATTGGATCATATGGTAACCTATACATACAATCTTCATTCCATTTATACCCTGCCATTTCTGGATGCTGTTCCTCTATAATTTGTTTTACATTATTCCAATCTATAACATTACAATTGTTAAAAAGAATTCTTCTAAGAATTATTTCATTTGATTTATCTTCTTGAGGAAGTATATATTGACTAAGATATTCAAAAATCGTTAAATTATTTTTCTCGTTTAGCATTATAAACACTCCCTTTCAATCAAATTATACTTTTATCTAATATTTGCTGTTATGGTTGTTATTAATAACAATGTATTCTTTCGATTTTTCTCGTTCCATCTGGCATAGCATATTCTATTATATTATCAAAAATACAATCTAAATCTTTTTCGCTACATTCATCCATCCACTCACGAATTACTTGTGGTTCACCTGTTTCTTTTGCTTTTGCAAAAATAGCATCAAGTTTCTTTTTATACGCTTCTCGTTTTTCTAAAATTGGCTGGAGAATATCAGATAATTTCATTTCAAAGCCAGTCACAATTGTTTCCTTAAACCCATGATATTTTTGAACTTCGCTGTTATATTCATGGTTTAAAACTTCTCCAAGGTCTTCAATAGTACCTATAGATTTTTTAACTATTCTTTGGATATAATCACAAGGGTTAGACACAAACTCATTTTCACCCACGATTTTTTTAATCGCTCTTTCCATAATGTTTTGTTCTAATCCTTGCAAATCTTCAGGTAAATTTCTTATCCATGCTTGATAATGTGGAAAATCACAACCAACAATACTAAAATGAATATTTCTTTTGCCTTCTACCAATTCATTAACCACTTGATTTATATTACTTTCTCTTTCAATTTCAAATTGTTTTAAAAGACTTTTAACTTCTTTTAAAATTTCTTCAGGAAGTCCAACACCTCCAAAAGTTTTACCTTTTATCTTTACATTATAGAAAGTCATAGCGTTTTTATCTGGCAAAAATTCAGAATTATAGAAATAACCATCATTATCTTTATTCTCTTTTATACCTGGTATTTTATATTCCATAACTAACTTCCCATATTTATTAAGTTTGGGATTTCTGAATACAAATTTAATTCCCTGTTTTTCAAATTTTAAAGCTGCAACCATACCTTTAAATTCTTTATTATCCATGATAACCTCCTTGTTTTCTGTAAGTATTTTTATTCGCCCTTACAGTAGCGATATTTGTAGAATGAGGCTGTTTATTTTATACCGCCAACCTCATTAGAACGGCTGTTATTTGTTTTTCAATCAAAACCTTGTTTTATACAAACGTTTTGGCAGTATTGAAAAGCAATCCTTCCCATGAATAACCCGTTACCACTTCTTCACCATCTTGATTTTTCAATATATAAATTGCTCCAGCCTTTACTGCATAATAACCTTGTTTCATTAATCTTTTCATTAAATCACTAGTGTATCCTTTGCAATGTTCCCAATATATCTTCCCTTCCTCATAACTAATCTGATCATTTAATAAATAATCCTTCTTCATACTATCAACCGCCTTTCAAATTATTAATATAATTTATTTACCTTACATATTATATTTTATCACGGACTTTTTACATTGTCAATATTAATATTTCTCAAAAATTCTTTTATATCAAAATGAAACTCTACTGCTATATTTAATGCCTGGTTAAACATCGGTATATTTTTCGTGCCTTTGTTAGTCCATGCATACACATTACATGGACTATAACCTAAAGATATTATATCGGCTGGTTTAATGTTGTAAATATCCATAATACGTTTTAGATTAGCCTTTATAACCTTACGGTCTGTGCTGTTATACTGCTGTATCAATTGCAAAAATTGTGCCTGTGTATATTCCATTATATCACCTCTGTTATTCTGTTATAGTAATATTTTACTTTAAATAATTTACACTATCAATATTAAATTATGCATTATCTTTTTTAATTAAATCAATAATTGTTTTTATATCTTCAGCACTCACTCCCATGCAAACACCTGCATGTAACTCCAAATCTGTTATAATACCGTTTTTATCCCATCTAAAATATGCCTTACAATCTTCTTTCGGAATTTGTCCCCATTTTGATTGGTTTTCAAAATATTTTTTCATGTAAGACAACTTTAGCAAGCTGTTATAGCTGATTTTATATACAGCATACCAATCTTTAGCATGAATAGGCCTTACTCCGTCCAGTTCGCTTATATTTACTTCAATATCTTTGTATGGTATATAATTTCCATCACTGGAATCGCATAATGGCTCTTCGCTCTTATGCACTTGTACTTCACCATTATTGTAAACCATCATATTATTAAATGAACAGTTTAAATTGTCATTCACAAATTTTAAAATATTGTCTTTGTTATATTCAAAATGTATGTTGGTTAATGGCTGTAATTCCCTTGAAAAATTCCTATTATTATCCCAATTGCTATCACAATAGAATAAATGGTCAATATGTGTAGCATAATTTAAGCCTTTCGCATACTCAGGAGTAAATTTTGGATTTTCAAAATGACAACATCCCATTTCTAAATATATAACCCTTCCGCTGTTATTCCTTAAACGTGTTCTTATTCTGCAATTTGTAACATCTGTTGCCTTGCTTATGTCTGCACCTGCCCATCCTGCACCTTCAAAAACTAATGTTTTCATTTTCTTATGCCTCCTGTTATATTATTATTTCATAATTTCATTGTTGGATAGATGCACCTGCTAGAGCGTAAAACCCTAGCAGATACATCAATATAATTCTTCTGACTATTAATTGCTCCTGCATTTCCAATCCACCTATATTGTGTTAGCATATGCATCCATTACATTGTCAGGAATATATGACGCGGCGAATTCTTCATCAAAACTGCTTAAAAATTCGTCAACATCTTCTGTGTTTACATCGTCAATTTCTACTTCTTCCTTTTTGGTATCTGTTTTATTTACCTTTTGATTTTTGCTATTTATCTGTACAAATCTGTTATATGCTTCTGTTATGGCTTGCGTCCTCTTCTTAATGCTTTCAGGTTTTGCAGATCCAGCACCTGCAAATGCATTATAGGTTTCATCAATGCTTGCAGATCGCTTGCCTGCAAAGAAATACTTTACGAATTCGATAAAGGTTTCTAGCTGAATATTGTTATTCATAGAGCTTAGTGCTAATGGTACAAGGCTTAATAGATGGGTGCGTGTTACAATTCTTTTTGCTATCCTGGCATCCTGCTTCTCTCCTGTTGATATGATGTTCTGATAGGTTTCTAATATTCTATCATATGCTTTAGTTAGTTCTGCGATTTGGTCATCTGTTACATCTGCATGTTCCATGAGTGGTCTAATAACCTTTGTTTCAAATGATGGATTTTCAACGTTTAATAATGCCCATGATTTAATAACTAGTTCTTCATTCACGTATTTATTTAACATTTTTTCTGTTAATGCAGAAGTAAAAAGTGGATGGTTTGCAAGTTGCCGAATTTTTTCAATGCTTTTTGCACGAATGCGTGTAAGCTCAATCGAAGATAGAGGCTTTCCGTTGTTTAACCTAAAGAAAATGGAATTAATTTCTTCATCGTCTAATTCTTCAAAGTAATAAATCGTTAATGAATAATCCTTAATCCTATCTTGAAATTCTTCGTCTAATTCATCAAAAGTTAATCCGTTAATATCTACCAATTCTCCTGATTCGGCTGTTACATCTGGTATATTTGCTAGCATAAACCTGTTATTCATAAAATCTGCAATTGTGGTGATACGCTGTCGCCCATCAAGCATTGAATATCTTTCGTTGTCTTTACTTGCAAACATCGGTGGTATGGGGAAATTCTCAATAAGACTGTGAATTAGTAATGATTTCCTGTCATCGTCCCAACAAAAATTTCTCTGGATAGCATTGTCAAATACAATGTTACCCTTCTCCAGCATCTTAACAATCTGTTTGACTGTCCATGTAATGTTAGCTTTTTTAATCATTATACATAACCTCCATAATATTATTTTTTGCCTGTTATGGCATGGGATAGGATTTTTAAGGCTGGAAAATCCTTCAAAAACCTGTTATACTCAATTATAAGCATTTAAAACAATTTCCATTTTGCAACAATCTATATTCAATGCTTCAAACCACACTCCCTCAATCTGAAAATCAAATATCCAATGCTTAGTTGTTATATCACTAAAATATATAGGCTTGTTAAATTGTTTAAGCTGGTTTATTATAGCATCATTAAGTAAATTATTGTTGTCTATTACTTTAAACATCCAAGTCCCTGCTGTTGTGCCTTCTAGTTGATAATTATTTGTTCCTTTTACTGTTATAACATTATCGGTTTTTATCATTGTTTTACCTCCTTTTTATATTAACTGTTTTATAATTTCCGTTCTGTTGAAATTCCTGCCCATGATCCAACCATGCACTTCAACTAAATATTTTTGTCCTGCTTTCATTTCCAGCATTTTAAAACCTCCAATATTATATTGATATTTTGGGCATTTTAAGCGGATGCCCTAACCGCTGTTGTTATCTTTGTATGAAATTATATCCCCAGGTTGACTTGTCTGTTATATCAACTATTTTATGGTAATATTTACCTGTCTTTTTTTCGTGTAAATATTGAGACGTATAAGAACCCGTTAAAAATTCAGACATACAAAACATTTCAATATTGTTTATAGTACACCATTTAAGCGGAGGCAATATGTTTAACATTTCTTCGTATTTTTCCGCTGTTATTTCTGTTAATGGTTGGTTAATGTAATAATCTTTTTGCTTTTGCAAAAATTCTTCAAATGTCATTATTTCATACTTCTTATTTTGTGCTTGTTTTAAGTAAGCCTTAAAGCTATCAACATCAGGGTAATTTTTACAATGGTTTTCCCATGTCTCAATATCTTCCTTATTTGTCCTAATAGCTTTTTGTAGCTTACGTTCTGCATCTTCTTGACTGTCTGCAAAATCGTAAATACTAAAATTTACAGTATCAGCTATACATAATTTGTTGTTATTCATTATAAAACCTCCTTTTTTATATTAATACTGTAAATAATTGGTTTAGCTTGTCCCAGTCGTTACATTCTGTTATGTCTTTTTTGTAAATATCTGGAGTAATATAACTATATGCTTTTAGGTATTCATTATAGCCTTTTACCCCTGCAATTGATAATATTTCACCTGTTATACCGTCAATAAATTGCTTTAATTCACCTTCCACATTACCCCATTTGATAGTTTTTGTATTTGTGTCAATTGTAAAATCAAACTGATTTTTAAACCTGCATTTTAACATTTTAAAACCTCCCTTCTTACTTATTAATCATGTTACTTTTACAGAATTCAATTGCTGTCAATAAATTCTCTTCAGTTCCATATGCTTCATTATCAGATAAGAGATTATCCTCTTTAAAAATAATGTCTGTTATATAGTCGTTATCTCTAAAAACTGCAATATAAAATCTCATCATCTGATTATTAGAACCATGCAACCGTTATCGGCGGCAATTGATATTTTATATTCGCCAAACTCTAACGTCAAATTAATTAATGATCCAAATTCATTAGCCATAAAAAATCCTGTCATTTTTTAAACCTCCTTTAGATTATAATTAATTTTACCATGATACTATAAGTACTGATTTTTAAACCTGCATTTTAACATTTTAAAACCTTCTAATTAACTTATATTAATTTTTTTGCAACCTTACGGGGATTATTCCCCGTATGTTATTTACTATTGTAAATTTCTTCCAATTTATCCCAATCTATTATGGCTGGTTCTCTTCCAATTTTTGTTAATGCCAATTCTCCGTCTTCGTCTTTCTTGAGCCAGTAGTAAATCTCCCTGGTAATAGCTATTTTTTTAGTCCCGTTTTTGTACTCTTGCAAAACTTTTACTTGCATTGTCAAACCTCCTAATATGTATTTTAGAGTGTTATTCACTCCATACAGCGCACTATTATATTAATAATGCGCTGAAGCAACGAATAACTTATGCTCTTTTAAGTAATGGTAATTCGGCTATTATTTCTTCTAACTCGTCGATCCTATCTTCCGTCAATTCGCTATCCCAAAAAGCCATTAATTCTTGGCATATTTCATAAATCTGCCATAAATCAGCCTGGGATTCTTCCACTCCTAAAACGTTTACCGTTTCCAATCCAGTTTCTACCAAGGTGTCAATAGTAATATACAACTTTCTGTAAGTCATTGTAAAACCTCCTTATTAATTTTTTCAATGTTCATTTTATATTATTATTATATCATATGTTTTTTATACTGTCAATACTATTTTTCAAAAATTTTTAAGTTTTTCATTGAATAAAACTAACATTTTATTCCATTTTCTTGAAAAAAATTTAACAAGTCTTGTAATTCAGGAAATATATTTTTATATCTTCTTAATGTCCATCCCTTCCCCTTTAATTGACGAATAATAAAACTGTTCTCTTTATCAGAAAATTGCTCTTTAAGATTTTTAATGTCTTGGCGTAATGTCTCATAATCATATACTTTTTTCATAACATCATCCTTCCCATAAAATACCATCCTATAAAAAATAGGTTGAGCGGAAGGCTGCTGTTATGCAGCCCGCCGGAATTCTCGGCTGTCTCCCTAGCCCTATTTTTCGCAATAATAATATTGTCCTGTTTTTTCGCTGTAATAAATTGGCTTATTAAAATTAAAAGGCACAACCTCGGCATCTCTTGGTAAACAATTAACTTCTTTTTTCTCGAATAATTTTTCCGTACCTGTAAAAGTTAATTCATAGATTTTCATTCTTTTTTACCTCCATTTATTTTATATTTTTATTTTAACATATATTTTTTATACTGTCAATACTAATTTTCAAAAAATTTTAAGATAAAAGCAAAATTTCATTTATTCTTTTCTATAATATAAATACTTCTATATGGATAATATTCTGTTCTCTTGTTGATAGTATATTGAGGATATTTATATAGTCTTGCAATGTCCATTTCTAAGGCTGTTTTTGTTGAATATAGCGTTAATTCTATTGTATTTTTATCTATCTTTTTAAAATAGTATTCTTTTGTTTTAGGCTTATATAATTTTGCCTTAATCTCTGTAATTGTTAACATATTACCAACCTCCTGTTATTAAAATAAAAAGACTATTTCATTAATTTACAATGTTTCTCAAAATAATCTGTTGTAACATATTTCCATCTGTTTTCTGTTATTGAGAATACCTCAACGCAAACAATTCCTTCTTTCACTACATAACAAAAATCTTTTACTAATTCCATTGTAATCCCTCCTGTTATAGGATAAAATACCAGTTTTATTAATAATACCTATGAAATAATTTCCAATACAATTCATCTAAACTATCATACGAACCCTTGGCACGGAGAAACATTTCTTTGACTTGAGGATTTTCTGAACCTCTGAAATAATCCATTTCTTTAGAATATTTTTCAAGCTGAGTTTCAAGATATTGTTTTAATTCGGATTTTTTCATTTTTTAATACCTCCTTAGATTTTATATTATTATTATATCATATATTTTTATACTGTCAATACTAATTTTAAAAATTGTTATGATAAAATCAAGTATTTATCGAATGTTATATTTACTCTTTTCTGTTATTTTTTGGATTTTTAATTATATGCTGTTATATATTTACAGTTATATAATAAATTTTATATATAAAAACAGGCAAAAAAAGAGGCTCTAAGCCTCTGTTATATTTGACTTACTTACTTTATATAGACAGTCTGATTGTGTTACCATTTCCGTCTTCCCAGCCGTCTACATCTGCCCCTGCGTCAAGATCTCTGATGATGGCATGCATATCGTCAATAGTTGCCGGGTAAATTGTACATATAAAATGTCCGTTATCAAGTATGATGTCAAATGCATGCAGGTCAAAATCAAAATGCTTCTCACATACCTTGTAACCGTTTCTTAACCAAGTTTTCATGTTCTCAACCTCCATATATTTATTTTATACTTATATTATATCATATATTTTTATATTGTCAATAGTAATTTAAAAAAATTATATTGCTATTTTATAAAAACATATGTTCGGTATATAAGCAAAAAAATAAAGCCTTTACAGGCTTTAGATGAAATACCAGTATTTATCGGCTGTTATAACTTATTAAGGCTGTTATAACTTATCATAGCTGTTATAATCAATTATGGCTGTCTCATTATTTTATATGTGCTTTATTGCTTTAATGCTTTACTGATTTAAAGTATAAAAACATAAAAAAAAGAGGCTTTAAGCCTCTTTAAACAATAGCCAATGCGGTATTAATTGCTATGCTCACCCCTTCCTGTGACATTTCCTTTTTTATCCAATTTGCCAACTGTATAAAATTGTAAATGTCATCTTCTGTTATTGTTTCCGCATCAACGGTAATTATGGTAATATCTTCCTTGACTATATCATTTTTGTCATTACTCCACCAACTGCCTACTGTGTCATAGTATCTTATATTATTATTGTTATACAAACTTTCTATTTTATTATAACAATAATTTACATAATATCTATTATTTATATGCTTGTCAATATTTACAGTAGATGGTATAAATAAACTAATATTGTTTTTGTCCTTATTTATTCTTATATATTCTCCGCCTGCTATGTTACTATATATCCCATCCTCAAACTGAGTTGCCCCTCCATAAAGCCTGGCGCCTTCTTCAAGTGATGCGACTTTTTTTCTGTCGCTTAAGAAAAAGCTAAAATGGAATTTTTTGGAATCAATTTTTACCATTTTAAGACCTCCCCTGATTATTATTTTATATTAATATTTTATCGTCTTATATTAATATTGTCAATAGTAATTTTTAATTTTATATTGCAATTTTATTAACAATTTATCCACATTATCCACAGGTAAATATTAAGTTATCCACAGAGTTATCCACAGGTAAACTCTTTACCCATTCCCGCCCTGTTATTTCGATTGTTAACCTATTCGTCAACTAAAGTTAACAATTAAGTTAACAATATATTGCCAATTCTTCCCATATTCTTATTCATGGTACAATATCCCATATATACTACTATTTGATGATATGCTGTCTACTTATATTCTGCATCTATATTATACTTATAGACAGATTATTGCATCCTATATCCTTATATCCTGCTTTATTACTGCATTCCTGGTTTATTCATTATTCCTTATATAATTATTATTATATAAGCAATATTACTTAAATCCGGTATGTTTACAAGTTTTTGGTTACTTTTTAGCCAGCAAGTCAGGGTAGCACTTTCATCCATCTACCCACAAAATTTTTACCGATTCAATCCATTTTCTTACAAATCCACTAAAAAATCAATCGTACATCTATCGAACAAATCTAGTGTTCATGCATATTTCACAACATCCCAAATATTTCAATTTTACATTTATATATCTATGCCATAATCCTTCAAACATAGTAATATCAATATTTCTAAAGGTTTAATGTTTAGTATTTGTCGAATGTATTTTTTAGTATTCGTACTAAATCATATAAAATACACTTCAAACTATTATAAAATAAGCATTTATAGACAACTAACACAGTAAGGTTACGATACATAATATTAATATAAAAAATTTTCATTTTCCTATTGACTATCATAATAAAAGATAGTAATATATTATTGAAGAAAACAACTAACAAAGGAGATGTTTATATGGTTAATTTGAATGAATTTAAAAATTATCTTATATCCTGTTCTAAGTCAGAAAATACTATATCTTCTTATATATCTGATTTAGAACAATACTTCAGTCAGTATTCTACTTTATCTAGGGAAAACATATTAAAGTATAAGAATTCTCTTTCTAATAGTAGTGCATCTACTATTAATAGAAAACTTACTTCTTTAAAACAATATAATGAATATCTTTTATCAACTAAACAAGTAGATGGTATTTATATACTAAAAGAGGATTTTATAAAGCAACAGAGTAAAGGTAATCCAACTGATGTAACAACTAAACAAGTAGAAAAATTTCTTGAAAGAGTATTAACTAAGGATGCTGATTATAAGTCACGTAATATAGCAATTATTTATCTTATAGCTAACACAGGTATAAGAAGGTCTGAATGTTGTAATCTCCTTCTTAGGAATATTGATTTAGAAAATAATGAAATGATAGTTATAGGTAAAGGCAATAAAGAAAGAACTGTATTATTAACTGATAAGGTTGTAGAAATATTAAAAAATTATCTTATAGACAGAAATAAATCTAAATATAAGGATAGTCCATATTTATTTGTGTCTGAACGTGGTAATAAATTATGTCCAGAGACTATAAATGATATTTTTGATTATTATAGTACACCTAAAAATAAGATTAGGCCACATCAGTTAAGGCATAATTATGCTTCTACTGTTGTAGAAAATAATATACTTACTTTAACTGAACTACAGAATCAGCTTGGACATAGTAGTATTTCTACAACAGGAATATATACTCATGCTAGGAAGGATACTATAAAGAAAAAGATTAATAAATTATGTATTGGTTATTAATATACCCTCATTTCGCAACTTGCGTTGCTCATTCCCTAAAGGGAATTATGTAAATATAAATAATATTTTTTCAGGTTGCTTTATAGTATGTTAGAAGTACAATAGTTTAATTTAGCACATAGTATAATAGAGTATATTTCTTCGTACCTGAAAAAATAAACAACAAAATACTTTGTTGCTTTAGTATGTTAGATTATTTATACCACCCCCTATGCTCAGGACTATCGTCCTTCGCTTCCCCCTCTAAGGGGGATTGATTATAAATATAATATTGTCAAAATTTATCTTTGATATATAATATAATTAGAGGTGATATTCTTTGCTTGGTTATAGAATCACAATATAATATTATATAATATACAAATTCCGATTTTTTAATATGTAACATGTTTTAAACATAGTATTTGCAATGCTTTTGAGATTTTTAATACTTGCATGACTTTATGCAAAAATAGGCTGAAATTTGCATGAGTTTATGCAATTGACTACATGAATTTATCAAAGGAGGCCATATATGTATGTACAAGAGAATAACTTCTATAGATGAAGGTGGTGTAATACTTAATACGAAAGATTTTAAGTATACTATTTTCGATAATGAAAAAGGTTATTTATTCAGAAATCAAGCGTATTACTATAAAGGATTTAAACGTGAAAATAAGTTATCAGATATAGTTACTGATTTTAATGATTTGGGTCGTTTGCTTGTGTTGGCTGAACATACATATGCAGATACAAACATGATTGCTTATTATAAAAATAAAAAATATTATCCTGCTGGAATAAAAGAAATATCAGAAATGATTAAATTGTGCGAAAGAAATACTAAGGATTTTCTAAAAAGAATGATGGATTTGGGAATTATTGCTAAAGCTATAATAAATACAAATGAACAAATTGAAGTTCAATATTATCTTAATCCATTGTATTTTATTTCAAGTAAATATTTAAGTCCAGGATTGTATATGTTGTTCAGAAAACAATTAGACAAAGTTTTACCTGCGTGGGTAATACAAAAATTTAATGAATGTATTAACGCTGCTAAAAAAGGGTAATACTATATAATGGGAGTATATATGATTAAAAATAAAATAAATAATAAAATTTATGTTGGTAGTCCAACAGATGTTCAAAGGAGATTAAAAACCCATATCAATGATTTGAATAAATATGGTAAGAATAATTTTGAGTTTAGCGTTCTGGAAGAGTGTGATAATTCTTTATCTTAATCCCTACTATGTTGCTGGTAGCAGAAATATAGATCAATTTGTATACTCATTATTCAATGAAAATTTATAAAATATTAATATAAAATTGTTGACAAAATAAAAACTACCTGCTATAATAAAATTGGGAATTGACATTTATAAAAGAAAGAAGGTGATATATAACTAATACAAATTAATTTGGATAATTTTTATAAAAATATTACTTTATGAAAATAATTTGTCTAAAATAGAATGTTTAAGCGTATGAAGGTTTTAGGAAAGGAGTTAATATATTATGCCTAGAGAAAGGAAACCTGGTCAGGTTGTGAAGATAAAAGAATCGCAAAAAGGATATGTCATCATAAACGAAAAACTAAGACTGAGAGTGGAAACTGATTGTTTAACATTGGAAGAATTATTAGGAAATAATAAAGAAACTGGCGAAGATACATACGGTAATTATAAGTATTTCACTTCATGGAATGGTGTATTAGATTATTTAATAAAAAAATTTACTGCTGAAAAAATAGGTCGAAGAAAAATACTGACTTTTCAAGAAGCAAAACAAGAGATTTTGGACAGCATTAAAAAAGTAAAACAGGTTTTGCTTGGTGAAATTGAACAACAAATAAAAAGCGCAAACGATGAGATTAAAAATGTAATTAACAAATTCAATAGATAAAATATTAATATAATATTGGAGGTTATATTATGAAAATAGATTTATACGGTAAACTTAAAATGAATGATAGTGGTGAATACATAATAGACAAAACTAATCTGACTAAAGTATTAAAAAAAATATATTATAGTAAGCGTCCTTTCTTATCTATTACAGTCGAATCAGAAACCAGAACATTGTTTAAATCTAAAGGCGAATTATATTTTGATAAAGATGATTATGGAATTTGGTGTTGGCATGTAAACGGAGAATGTTTAGAATCTGTATTATTCAATCACACAGAAGAAGTAGTGTATATTATCATAGATACAAATGCGGAAGCGGAGGATGCACAGGATGAAATACAGGAACTTATATATACATGAGTTAGACAACAATGCCAATGCCATAATTACATCTCCTAAAACTCAATATTGTGTAAAGTGCGGTAAAAAACTAAATAAAAATAGTTTGGATAGATTTTGTGATAGCGAATGTCGTAAAGAATATTTTGCTGAAATAAGAAAAGATATTGATTCATTAGAAATTTAGGGAGGCATTGTATGAGAAGTGGAATATTGCCAAATGGTAAAAAAGATAGAGAACATACTCAATGGGAGATACATAACAAAAAAGAGCAGTATAAGAAATATGAGTATATAGACATTTATCAAAACGGAGAACTCCATGATTTCTATAAAACAATCAAAAATAAGCCGATAAATTAAAAGTTTTATTTAAAGTGGAGGTTATATATGAAAAAATTCTTACATTTGTTTGTTGGAAGTATGTGTATTATTGGATTTGTTAATAGTATGGTTTTGTGTTATAAATATGATTCAAATTGGAAAATATCATTGTTCTGCATATTTATGGGACTAGTAAGTTGTATGGCTGCTATTTCTGAAATAAAAGAGTATTTAAAAAAATAATTTAATATTGGAAGAATATTTTGTGCTACTTGCAGTATTAGTATTTACTATTTTAGTTTGTGCTACAAATAGCTTTGTGCTTGGTAGTATATTCTTTATCTTGCTACTGTTGTTGTTTTAATCAGGAACATTTGGTATGTATTTAACATTAATTATATTGTTCTTGTTTTTAGTATATTTACTAAATCATAAATAAAATTGGAGGATTGATATTATTATAGCACCAAAATTATACAAAACATATAAGTTTAATATATCACAAATTCATAACCAAAAAATTACTATAAAAAAACGTGATTTAGATAAATATTTAGTACAAGATTTTGATAATCAGTTGTTTAGGATTATTAGAAATATAACAGGTAACCATATTAGCAATATAATCAATGAAATTATAATTGATACTAAAGGTAAAAAAGATGAATTAGAAGCAATACTAAACAATGGTATTACTTTCAATAAGAGAAAATATTTGTATTATGGTAAAAATGCAAGTATGAGTAGAAATGGTATTATAGCTTTGATAGATGAAGCAATTATAGAAGAAGTTAATAAATATGCTATGATGGATATTAGACTTGATAAAGTTGTTTTGAGTAAATTTGAAGCACAAAAGCATTTATTAATGTCATCATGTCATTTTATTGAAAATTGGATACCATATATAGTAATCATTAAAGACTATAAAACTATAATACCTAATCAGCATATTAAATATGTTGTTGATGTAGAAAAAGAATATGTTGATAAAGAAACTGGTGAAATAAAAAAATATATAGAAAAGACAATACAAGAAGGTTATAAAGATATTGAGATATGTCCTGCCGATGGTGCAGGTATACATTCCCCTGAAATGTCGGAATATATACATAAACAATTGAATTTAAAGTATAAACCTTGTTTATATCAAATAAGGATGCCTTATTTAAAGGGTATTTCGGTAGAAGTAGATTTTAAAAAATATTTTAAAGAACATGGAGTAAGTGAAATAATTGATTATTGGGGTAATACTCATTCTATAGAAAAAATTGATGCGATATGGACAGATAATATGTTCAAGGGAGTAAAATATTTCAAGGACTGGAATGAGTATTTGGAAAAGTTTAAGAAGTATAATCATGTATTTGGTATTAGTAAATGGAATTATAGCGATAAAGAAGAACCTAAATACATTCAAACTAATTATCAGTGCTTACAAACATTAGACTTGCCTAAAGAAGAATTTATAAAAATTGCAGACTATTCAAAGCAATGGGTTGAAAGAATATTGTCGGGAGATTTACTTTATTTGTTGAAATTTTTAGGCAAAGATGAAGATAGTAGCAAATATATAAAAGCAATTAGAAAAAATCCAGATATGATTAAAGACCCTGCTGTACAAGCATATGTAAGAGGATTACTCAAAGGTTTTATTAAAGAAATGAAGTTGGGTAAGCTTTTAATACATGGTTCATACAAATTTCTTATCCCTGATTTAGAAGGGTTTATGCAACATGCTGGCGGTTTACAAGTTACTGGCTGTTTAAAAGCAGGAGAATTTTATAGTAAAGGCTTACATGGCGAACACTTAATAAATAGAAATCCTCACATAACACCGAGTGAACATGCAATATTAAATGCAGTAGAAAATGACTTTACAAAAAAGTATTGTAAGCATTTATCAAATGTTTGCATGTTGAATTTTCATGATATAACAAGTAAGAGATTAAACGGTGCTGATTTTGATGGGGATGGGGTTATAGTAACTGATGATAAGATAATGATGTCTGGTGTACATAGGGATTTGCCTATTGTAATTGATATAGATGATAAAATAACTGCATTGGAAGCAGAATATACAAAAGAAAATATTGTTAAATATACATTGATGTCTTTAACTTCTGATGTTGGTGAGATAAGTAATTGTGCAACAGGATATTTGAACAAAATACCAAGAAATGAAAAATGGGCTAAAATTTATAAAGACTATGTGTGTTTATTGTCAGTAATAAATGGTAAAGAAATAGATTATGCTAAAACAGGAGTAAAATGGAATATTCCACGCAAGATTGCAAAATATTCAAAACCTCTGCCCTATTTTTTAAAGTATAAGTATGAAGGATTGAAAAAGTTTAATAATGCACCAAGTAATATGAATTATTTGTGTTGGAATATAGAACGATGGGAAAAATCCCTATATCAGATTAAAACCGAAAATACTTTTGATTTGTTGTATAACGCATATATTCCATTTGATGAATATAAGTTTAAAAAGATTTATGCTTTATATGAAAAGTTTGTAAAAGAGCGAAACTATTTAAAAGAACAAGAAAGAATTATAAAAAATAGACAGCATCCATTTTACGATAGTTTTACATATGATTTATCTTTAGATGAAATACAAAATACCAAAATTGACTTTAGTAAGTTTTATAATACTTTTAAGAAAAAAGCATTGAAAATATGTCCTAACAAACAAGAATTAGCCAATTATGCTGTGAAAATTGTATATGAAATGCATCCAAACAGAGATAAGTCTTTCGCTTGGGTAATAGCAGAAGAAGGTTTGCTAAAAAATTTAAAACCAAGCAATAAAATTTTTAATATAAAAGAAACTAATGAAAGAGAAGGCTGTGAATATCTTGGAAGGTGGTATAAAATAATAGAACTATGATCATATTTGATGAAAAAGAATATGCCTTAAAATTATTACAAGGCGGATATATTAGAAAAAATAAAAAACTTAAAGATATTTTTATCTTAGCTAAATATTTTAAAAATCAAGGGATGAGTCAATTGCAAGCTTGTAAAGAAGTATTAAGATTTATAAATAAGTTTGATGATACTATTTACTCATATATAAAATATCAATTAAAAAAGTACGCAATTAAAACTGTAAAAAACGCTTATATGAATAATTACACTTTAAGATTTAATGAAAAAATTGAACTGACTGAACAAGAATTAAAGAGTATTTCAGAATTAAAAACCATTGGTGAAAAACAAATAATGTTTGTATTATTAGTATTAAATAAATTTTATAGTAATAATGTTAATAATTTTTATGTAAGTTATAAAGATATTTTTGAATTCACAAAATTAAAATATCAAACTAATAATATAAAAAATATATTTAGTAGATTAATAAATAAAAAATATATATCTGTTGTAAACAATTATAAACAAGCTGCAATTACAAAATTAAGGCATATTAGTATTTATAAAAGGTTATACTTTCAAGTTAATATAAAACCATGTAACAATGTAATTTATGTCATTAGAAATTTTGATAATTTAATGAGTGATTTTGCAAAATGTATGAAATTAATTGATGGTGGTACATATTGTGCAATTTGTGGTATGCCAATCAAGCAAACATCAAACCGTAGAAAATATTGCAGTAGTTGTTGGAAGGATAAAGAATTGGAGCGACAAAGGATTAAATGGCATAAATATAAAAACAGATATAGACCTGCTACCGCTTTAGAAAATCCCGCAAACCTGCATGAATAGCGGATTTTGGGCAATTTTTTTATAAAAAATAACATTTTTCTATTCTATGGAATAGAATATTAATATAATAATAAAAGTCGTTTTGACAGCTTAAATCGAGAAAGTGATGGTGAAAACCATAATACACTCGATAAGGTAGTTCTGGTAATACCAGACTGAAACTCTATGCACAAAAACCGCATAGACTACCTAGTATGCAGGTAGCAAAAAAACCACAACCAATCAAAATGTGGAGCTAACAAAATATAGGGTATGTCCTGTCGAGATGATAGTACCTCTACCCTACCCTATTTTATGCGAAAGGAGTATATATTTGGTTAAAATAAGTAAAGAACTTTTTAAGGAATTGCAGAAACTTGGTTATATCAAATTTAGCAAGTTTAGCAAGAATTATAGCAAGTCGAAAAGGTATAGATATGTTGAAGGTTCGGTATTAAAAGAACATAAAAAATATCTCGGCTGATGTTGGCTTATCAACAAATACTAACGAAGGGAACGTATTTATGCAATATGAGAAAGTATTTGTAGATAGTAATGTACTTCTCTCTCCTAATTTTGATTTTAGTAAATACAAAAAAGTTTATACAGCAATAACCTGCATTGAAGAACTTGACGGATTAAAACATAATGAAAAAGTTGGGTATCAAGCAAGGCAAGTGATAAAAAACATTATTAATGCTGATAATGCGGAAGTCAAAATTAATTGTTCGTATAGTGGTGCAAATAAATTTTTAGAGCATAAAAACGATAATATAATACTTGCTTTTGCTTATGAAACATATACTTTAGATAATGAGTGTATATTTTTAACAGATGATTATAATTTATTTTTAAAAGCTAAAACATTAAATTTACCATGTAGTTTGTTTGAAAATAGAGATATAAAAGATAATTATACTGGTTGGAAAATAATAGAGATGGATGAAATTGAATTAGCGAATTTTTATGAAGATGAAGTAAAGGCGAATAAATGGGATTTATACATAAATGAATATTTGCTTATAAAAAGTAAAGAAGAAGATAAAATAGTTGATTCTTGGGTATGGACTGATAAAGGATTTAGACATATTGCTACCAAAAGGGTTAATTCAAATCTGCTTGGTAAATTAAGTTTAAAAGACGAATATCAAGTTTGTGCTATTGATAGTATGTTTCACAATAAAATGACAATGGTTAAAGGCAAGGCCGGTAGTGGCAAAAGCCTGCTGTCATTATCGTATGCTATTTCTATGATTGAAAAAGGGGTATATGATAAGTTGATTATATTTGTGAATAATCTTCCTACTCGTAATGCAGTAAAGATTGGCTTTTTACCAGGCAGTAAGGATGAAAAGCTTCTCGATTCACAAATAGGGCATATGTTAGGATGTAAATTTGGAGATAAATCAATTATAGAACAAATGATACATCAAAATAAATTATTACTATTACCTTTTGGTGATATACGTGGTTTTGATACTACAAATTCAAAGGCAATTGTTTATATTACAGAAGCACAAAATCTTGATATTAGTTTAATAAAACTTGCTATACAGCGTATAAGTGAAGATTGTCAATTAATTATTGACGGAGATTATAATTCACAAGTAGATTTGCAAGCATTTGAAGGAAATAACAACGGGATGAGACGTGTTTCTGAAGTATTTAGAGGACAAAGTTTTTATGGTGAAGTTGAGTTGCCTATTATATATAGGTCAAAAATGGCTGAATGGGCAGAAAATTTATAAAATAATTTGGAGGTAAATATGGCTAAAGAAGCAATTAAGGAGACAAAGAAAATTATACATAAGCTTATTGCTGAAGGTACAATATCAATCAATGGAGATAATTCTATTGATATTGATGTACCAGAAGAAGGTATAAAGAAGTTGCATAATTTAATTAAGAATTTCAGTGGAGAATATGTAAAACTTACTATTCAAACAGAAGAACAAGAAGATATTTAATAATATTAATATAAAATTTTCATTTTGTCAAAACCATAGAGAGGGAGTTGATTCCTGTCCTCGCACACCAATAGGGGCTTTGCTCACTGTTGGCATAGTGGTTTTGGTTAATGGAATGTACTTTTGTTGGTCAACTGGCAAAAGATATTATTGGAATATTTAATAAATATAAAATGTTTGCTTTTGGGTAAGGCGAACAATATAATTTTCAAAAAACAGGGAATCTGGGATAGATTTCCTGTTCGCCAATCCAATAACCGCATGAGGTTTGCGGATTGTAAATTATTAATATAAAAATATATTATTATATTATTGTATTAGGAGGTATATTTTATATGTTAGAGAAAGGTTTTTACTCATTTAGAGCATTTGATGAATTGGACAGAATAACAAATAATATTATGCGTACATTTTTCTTCGATAAGCCATATTCACTAGTTTCAATTAAACAGGAAAAAGAAAAGCATAATTTCAGCACACGACATTGGCAGGAAATTGTAAAAGATGATAAAGCAATTCTAGTGTATGATGTGCATGGTATTAATCCAGATGATTTGACTGTAAAAAAGATTGTGGAAGATGGTATTGCTTATATCACAATTGAAGGAAAATCTAAAAATGAAGAATTAAATTGTGAAATGGAAGTTAAAGCCAGGTGGGCTATACCGTATAAACAATTCAAGAAACCGACAAAGAAGATTGAAAATGGTTTGCTATATGTATATATTGAAAAAGACACAAATAATGAAGACGAAGAAATTATATAAACGAGTTAGTGCAGTATGAGTAGGGGTATTCTCTCCCCTACTCTGCTTTTTTATAGAATAGAGTTGGGGAGGTAGAATTTTGAATAAAGAATTATTGAATATTTGCTATAAAAAGCACAATAAAGAAATTGATTTATCGTGGGAAGAACTTGCACAACAATATGGATTTTCTTCAGGAGAAAATTTGCGTAGTTGGTTTAAACGAATACGCAGAGAAAATGGAGAAATAGGATATAAAAATAAAACAAGAATATTACATATTTCAGATAATCATTATCCTTTTAATCTTCCAAAAGAAGTTTTAAAAGGATATGTTGATAAAGTTGATGTGCTTGTCTTTGGTGGAGATGAACAAGATTGTCAATCTGTAAGTAGATTTAAAAAAAAATATAGAGTGCCTTTCGTTGATGAAATGATAGGTACTAGACAAATGATTATTGATATTATTGAGTATATAAAACCAAAACAAGTTAAGTTAATAGCAGGAAACCATAATTATAGATTAATTAACTATTTTAGCGAAAAAGTACACGAAGATTTACTTAATCTTATGCCGGAAACAAATCTTGATTTTATAATAGATTTAGGTTTTTGGAAACATGACCATCAATCAAAAAGTAAAACTTTTTATGAGCCATTAACTAAAGTATTTGATGGTAAGATTGATATAGAATATATGAAAAATTGGTGGTGTAAAATAGGCAATACTATTTTTGCACACCCCAAGGCGTTCAAAAGTGGTATACTTGCGACTACAGAAAAAGCATATACATATTTCCTTCAATTAGGAGAAAAATTTGATACGCTTTGTTTAAGTCATACTCACCATCAAGGCTTTAGTAGATATGGAAAAGTATATATGTATGAAAGCGGTTGTTTGTGTGAAGAGCCATCTTATGCTTCTGAAGGTACTATGATAAGACCTCAAGATAAAGGTTTTGTCTATTTAGTGCAGGATGAACAAGGTAATCTTATATATGATGAATCAAAACTAATTTGTTTGTAGAAAGGCTAACAGTGTGGTTATTATGAGATTTAGGGAAGAAATTTATAAAGAAAATGGAGAAATTATTAAAAAATATTACATAGACGATAAAGAAGTCACACAAGATGTATATTTTAATCTAACAGATGAATTATACGAGAACACAAAGTTAAAACAAGATGACCATAACGAAGAAATATGTAACTGCGAAGAATGTCAATATTTTCTTGAATTAATCAATAAAATAAGACAATCTCCTGATAGTGAAGCATTAGCGATATTGAAAGATGAAATTGAGTTTAGAGTACAGGAAGCATATATAGAAGGGCAACATGTATTGGCTAATGAATTAGGTAATTCATTACTAAAACATGCAGTTAAATTAGAAGATGAATTGGAGAATTTGTACGAAAACGGTAGTTTAGACGAATATAACGAAGATGGTTGAAAGAAGGGATAAATGTGGCAAACACAAAGAATAAGAAAGCAAACACATTAGAGCCTTTTTGTGTTTGCTGCGGGTCAACAAAAAGTAGTGATTTTTATATGAGTAGAAGTAAATTGTTTGCTGCTACAGGAAAATTGTTGGTATGCAAACAATGTATAGACAATTTATTCAATGATTATTTTGCTTTGTACGGAGACAATAAAAAGGCAATGTATTTTCTTTGTAGAAGGTTAGATGTGCCGTTTTCTATAGCTGCGTTTAATGGTGCTACTAATCATTCTATAAAAACTGGTTGGAAAATATGGCAATCATATTTTAAAGAAATAAATTCTTTAGGTGGTACAAATAATTATGGAGATTGTTTTGACCAAAGTGATGATTTTCTTGATGATAAAAATACAGAAAATAATAATATAAATTTAGCAAAAGAAGATTTATATATTTCAGACGAATTAGTACGTAAATGGGGCAATTTACCAAAACAAGATATAATTTTTTTAGAAGAGCAATACAGAGAATGGTGTACAAGATATGATGTTTCTACTAAAGCTATGGAGTTATTAGTTCAGGAAATATGTTACCAACAATTAAATATAAAAAAGAATAGAGAACGTGGTAACAACGTTAGCAAAGAACTAAAAGATTTACAGGATTTAATGAATTCTGCTGCTTTAAAGCCAATCCAAGAAAGTGCTGCTATGGCTGTTGATGTAAACACATTGGGTACATGGATTAAAAAATTTGAAAATGAAAAACCTATACCTGAACCTGACCCAGAATTTCAAGATGTAGATGGAATTAAAAAATATATTAGAGTGTGGTTTTTAGGTCATCTTTGCAAGATGTTAGGTATTAATAATATATATGCAAAAGAATATGAAGAAGAGCTAAGAAAATATTCTGTTGAGATAACAGAAGAAGATTTGCAAAAAAATAATATAAATGATGATATAGATGATAATGTAGAATCAGATAATACGGAAGTTGGTGGTCAGGATGGCATGGTATAGTAATTATGAACATCCTGATAAAAAAAACAGTATAAAAGACAATGTATTTGAACAAAGACGAAGTTTTAATAGACAAACAGATGCGATGATGAAGCAAGAACGATTTATGAATGGTCTTGCGGTATGGGTTGGCTATTGGAGAGAAAATCCGCATAGGTTCGTTTCCGAATATTTACAAATTACTCCATTTTCGTTATTTCAAAAAATATTAATATATTTAATGTTTCATGTAGATTATTTTCTTTGGTGGGCAGCGAGGGGAATTGGCAAGTCACATCTTGTTGCCCTTTATTGTATAGTAAGATGTATTTTATACCCTGGCACAAAAATATGTATAGCAGCAGGTACAAAATCACAAAGTTTAAACATAATAAGTGAGAAAATAAAAGGATTTTACGACAATTGTCCTAATTTACAAAGGGAAATATGTGAATTAAAGACAACGATAAACGATCCTATTGTTAGGTTTCATAATGGCAGTTGGATAAAAGTTGTTGCTGCCAATGATAATGCTCGTAGTGCAAGAGCAAATGTTTTAGTTGTTGATGAATTTAGAATGGTTGACATAGACGTAATAAAAAAGGTTTTAAGGAAGTTCTTGACTTCTCGTAGACAGCCAGGCTATTTAAAACATAAAGAATATGAGGGAATACAAGAGCCTAATACTGAAATATATTTGTCTTCGTGTTGGTTGAAAAGCCATTGGAGTTGGGATAGGTTTTTGGCATTTAAAGACGCTATGCTTACAGGTAGAAGATATTTTACCTGTGGTTTTCCTTATCAATTAGGGGTAAAACATGGAATAATTGACAGACAAAGAATAATAGACGAAATGAGCGAAAGCGACTTTGATCCGCTTTCTTTCCAAGTTGAGATGGAGACAATACCTTTTGGTGAGTCTGAAAAAGCATATTTTAAATTTGATGATTTGAATAAGTGCAGAAACACAACTAAACCATTGATACCATTGTCTAATTCTGATTATATTCAATTTAAAGGAGACTTAAAGAAAAATAAATTTTATAAACCCAAACATAAGAATGAGTTTAGATTATTAAGTGTTGACTGTGCTTTAATGGGCGGTCGTGAAAATGACCAAACTGTTTTTACATTTATTAGGTGTATTCCAAATAATGATGAATACATAAAATCAGTTGAATATATAGAGACAATGGAAGGTCAGCATACAAGTGTTCAAGCGTTACGTCTTAAACAATTATTTTATGATTTAGAATGTGATATAGTTGCAATGGATACCAATGGTAATGCTATAGGCATTTATGATGAATGTACTAAAGTTACGTTCGATAATGCACGTGGTATAGAATATCCTGCATTTACAGCATTTAATGATGAAAAAATGCAAGATAGAGCATATGATAAAGACGCCTTGCCAGTAATATATTCTATAAAAGTTACTGGTGCTAATGCCACGCAAACAAATCACGAAATGGCTATATATACTAAAACTCAATTTGAGAAACGTAAAATAAAATTGTTGGTTAATGAAATTGAAGGTCGTGAATATATTCTTGACAATGAACAATCTTTAAAATTAGATGATACTGATATTGCAAGATTAAACGCTTGTTATTTCCAAACAACAAGATTAATTACTGAAATGATTAATCTTGAAATGGAAGTACGTAGTGGTTTTATTAAACTAACTGAACCAGCAGGACA